TACCTGCTGTACGTTATTGTCGCTCTTGTGGGCGCATACGCAAGCTTGGCAGCGTTCCCAAACTTCGGTTTAGCCGGATCGAGCGCGCTGACTATCGGTACGCTCATCTCTTTCCTTACGCTTTCTCGCAGCTTTATTAACCCGATCGCTCAGATTTCTAACGAGTTTACGATGGTTATGCTCGCGTTGGCCGGCGCCTCGCGAATCTTCCCGCGTCGGCTCGCAGCTGGGTCGACAAGAGCGTGCCCGCGAATGATCAGTATCGCTGGCGGATTCACGCTTGGCGTAACGACGGCGCGGAGTCGGGCTGGGTCGAGAACAAAGCAGGCTCGTCCAATACCACCGCTCCCGGCGACCTCTACTCGACGCCCGGTGCGCCGAAAGACGTCAAAGCTTCCAAGATCACTGGCGGAGCCATCCGCGTCACGTGGACCAAGACGACTCCGTATCGCGATCAGTGGGGCGTCGAGATCTGGGACGGAGAAACCAAAGTCGGCACCGCGCCCGCTGGCGCGACGTCATGGACTCACTCGTCTTTCAATCCGTCGATCACGCATCAGTATCGTGTCCGTCAGCTAGGCCCGGGCGGTCTCGTATCCCCGTACAGCGAGACGTCCAACTCTGTCTATGTCTTGTCCGTTCCGGGTACTCCCGGAGGCTTGAAGCCACAGGGATCGACGATCCCGATGGGCGAGGGAGTGCTCGAGTGGATTCACGCCACTCAAGACACGACCGCGCAGACAAAAGCTCAAATCCGGCTCCGCTCGCGCGGAGCGTCTGACTGGTCGACCTACACTGTCACCGGCGACGCTCAGCAGTACAGTGTCGCGGCCTTCAGTGAGGGCACCTACGAATGGCAAGTCCGCACGTGGGGCATGTACAAGCCCAACGAAGAAGCAGGCGCGTCTCCGTGGAGCGCGGTCTCAAGCTTCCTCATCGCTGCCCGACCTACCGCAGGGATTCTTTCTCCTGAGACTCGGATCGACACAAGCCAGTTGGTCGTCCGCTGGTCCTACTACCAGCCGTCGGCGGCTCGGCAGACTCTCGCTCGCATCCAAGTCACGGACGTGACGGAGAATCGCGTAGTCGCCGACCAAATCATCCAGGGCGCAGCGACCTCATACACGGTCCCCGAGCGCGCGGCCAACGGCCACGAATACTCCACATCAGTCGTCGTAGTCTCTGACGAAGGCCTCGAATCCAAGCCCGCAACTCGTAAAAGTACAGTCCGATATGCACCACCGGAAGCACCGAAGGTCACGGCGCAGTGGGATGATTCCACTGGCGTCGTCTCAATCGGCATCACCAATCCTCCGCCCAAGGTGGGGAAGACCGTCGCTGCTGTGTCCAATCAGGTCGATCGCTCTCAAGACGATGGGCAGACATGGGAAACGATCGCAACTGATCTCCCGACGGACGTCACTGTGCAAGACCGGGAAGCTCCCTCCGGCGGGAAAACGCTCTACCGAGTAACCGCGTCGAGCGTTACTCCCTCATCCGAGTCAACGACAGTCACACTGGTCGCTGCCAGTCGCCAAGTCTGGATCTCCGGAGGTGCTGGCTTCCGCACCTGCGTCGGCTTCAAGTATGAGCCAGAAGTAACCGTGACACCTAGCCTCCTACACCGAGAAGTGAAGCACTTTGCGGGGCGCGCTCGCGGTGTCGAGGTGACCGGTACGGCTGTCCAGCGGTCGATCTCGGTCAGTGCGGTCCTCACCGACAGCGAGTATGCGACGCACGTGCAGAAGCTCGAGCAACTCGCGGTTTTGCCTGCGCCTTTCTTGTATCGGGATCCGCTGGGACGTCGAATTTACTGCAGTCTCTCGTCAGTCTCTGCGCCTCGGAGCGTCGGCGGAATCTGGAAGATCTCTATCGATCTTGAGGAGGTGGAGGAGTGAGCCTTACCGGGCATCGGCAAGCGTCGATCGAGGTGATTCTTCTCGACTCGAGCGAGCGAGAAAAAGGTCGTCTCGACGGCGTCGAGGGCGGCGAGGTGTCGATGAGTGCGGGCTCGCGCCTCCGGACCTCGGGGACACTGAATCTGATCGATCGCGGGCAGGAGATTGATTGGGCGAAAGACCGAGTCAAGATCGTCTACAAGCTCGCGAGCGGCGAGTCTTGGCCGTTGGGCGTCTTTCTCTTTGCCTCGCCGAAGCTCTCGTACAGCGAGGGCGGGTCGAGTCTGCAGGTCGAGCTGATCTCGAAACTCTCGCTCCTCGACGGCGACGCTTTTGTCGCTGCTTATCAGACTGTGCCCTCGAATCATCCGCTGGCGCACGTCCGTCACCTACTGACAGACGTCTCTCCGGTGAATATCAGTGATGGTGGGCCGATGCTCACGTCCTCGATGGTCTGGGACGCAGGCACTCCCAAACTGACCGCTATCAATGACATCCTGCAGGCGATTGGATTCTGGTCGCTCACGGTCGGAGCCTCGGGGGCGTTCGAGGCATCGCCTTACGTGGAGCCTTTGCGTCGCGCGAAGGTTTGGGATTTCGTCGAGGGAGAGAATGCAATTCACCTCGCGGATTTCACGCGAGAGCAAGACCTAGCAGCTATTCCAAATCGGTACATTTGTGTGTCCCAGGGCAGCGGGGACAAAGCCGGATTTGTTGGATACGCCGAGAATCGAGACCCTGCATCGCCTGCGTCCTATCAAGCGCGAGGCCGCTGGGTCTCCAAGGTCGAGACGGGGGTCGAGGCTGCGAATCAGCAAGTGATCACTGATCTTGCGAAGCGCCGACTCGCGGCAGCGTCGGGAGCCGTGGGGAAGATTGAGATTCAGCATCTCCCGCTTCCTCTCGCTCCTAATGATCTCGTGGGATATCGCTCGGGCGGCGTGAGCGTGCTGGCGACGGTCCAAGAGACGCGGATTCAGCTTGAGCCAACGGCTCTGCAGACGACGACTCTTAAGGAGGTTGGCCGATGGTAGAGGACCTCACCGGCTTCTTAGCCGAGCAGCTTGAGGCGGTCGCGGGGATCGCGGGAGAGAAAGTGTCCCTCCGCTGGGGGACGATCTCGGCTGTCAATCCTGTCTCTGTGATCCTCGATGGACAGTCGGCAGCGCTCACGAGTATTGACGTTGTCGGGTCTCCGGTGCAGGGGCAGCGCGTCCCGGTGCTGCTGGCGTCGCGTCGCGCTCTCGTCCTCGCATCCGGTAGCGCGGCAGCCGTCCAAACGAGTCCGGCGGTTCCCGTGGGAACGGTAATCGATTTCGCGGGAGCCAGCGCTCCGGAGGATTACCTGCTCTGTGACGGCGCGACGTATCCAGTCGTGCAATATCCGCAGCTCGCACAGGTCCTCGGCGGTCGCTTCCGCTTCGGGGACATGTTTAGGGTCCCGGATCTTCGAGGCCGCGTCGCTGTAATGGCCGACGGCAGTGGGGAATTCTCATCGGTCGGTCAGACCGGCGGCGAGAAACGGCATCAGATCACGATCGGTGAAATGCCTGCTCACCGTCACGCGGGCAACGATCGCACTTGGTTTGATCGGCAGAAACGAAATGGGCGCCAGTCTTTCATCTCGCTCAATCAGTCCAATGGATCGTGGATCGCGACGGCTGCGAATGACGGCTTGACCGCTGGGGATACAGAGACGGGGCAGACAGGTGGAAGCCAGTCGATGAGCCTTCTGCAGCCTTACTACACGGTCCAGAAGATCATCCGAGCCAAATAAGGAGCAGCGACTAGATGGCTAATTTCGTGGATTCCATTACCAAGGCAACGATCGACCTCGCGGCCCTAACCGATCGTGATCTCGCCGAGCTGCAAACGATGGCCGAATGGGGGATCCACCGCCGATCGGTGATCGCGGAGTCTCCCGAAAAGCTCAAGGCTCTTTTCGAGGAGTACGAAGCAGCCGGAGGCGATCGTGGTCTTCTCCTCGATCGCGTGGATCCGTCGCTTCGCGCTCCCGTCCCGTCGACGCTACCTCCTGCGGTTGACGAGCCTCTCTGATCCCCTCCCGATTCCAACTCATCCCATCCAATCTCATTCAATCCCTTTCTATCTCATCGAAAGAAGGAAACGCACAGTGCAGCTAGATCACGAAGACGAGGAAATGAAGGTCCGTCAGATGCCCGAATTTGGGGACGGTCCCGCAGACCCGAAGACTGGAAACGAGGAGGCCTGACCAATGGCAGAAGCACAGCAAGTACTAGACATCGCAGGCTCTCAGGTCGGCTATACCCGCTGGGACGATCCGGAAGAAGGCAGCAAGTATGGTCGCTGGTACGCTGAAAAGACTGGCTCAGGCTACTTCGGCGCGTCTGGCGTCCCGTTCTGCGCGATGGGCGTGTCATGGGTCCTCGATCAGGCAGGCACAAGCCTTCTCGGCGACGGACGCTTGTACGCTTATGTGCCTTGGATGGTGCGCGACGCTTCACAAGTCGGTCGTCTAGTAGGTTTCTACGACATCCAGCCCGGCGACGTCCTCTGCTTCGACTGGGATGGCGACGGTCTCGCCGATCACACCGGCTTCGCAGACTACCGCGTCGGCGAATACGTCCACACCGTGGAATTCAATACATCGAATGGTGCGGGCTCGCAGTCCAACGGCGGAGGCGTCTATCGGCGCGTCCGTGCTCACGACGATATCTGCGCTGTCATCCGACCGGCATATGCTCCAGCTCCCGCAGGAGACGGCACTCTTACCGTCGATGGCTACTGGGGCGCAGACACGACCCGCAAGCTCCAAGAGATCCTCGGGACCACGGTCGACGGGATCGTCTCCAGTCAGGATGAAGACTATGAGGATGACAATCCCGGCCTCACGACCGGCTGGGAATGGGTCTCCCTAGCCGAGGGCAGCGCAGTCATCGAAGCCCTCCAAGCCACGCTAGGCGTCGAGCAGGACGGGATCTTCGGACCCGAGACAATCCACGCTCTCGAAGCTCATTACGGATTCGAGCCGGACGAGGGCCTCGACGCACCGTCCAATACGATCCGCGCTTTGCAGCAGGCCCTCAACAACGACGCAATCTAGGAGCAACCCATGACATCCGAAATCATCACTATCGCCTCAGTCCCAGCAATCCTGGCACTAACCAACCTCGCCAAGTCACTGGGCCTCTCAGGCAAGGTCTCAGCCCTCCTCGCTGTCGTCCTCGGAATCGCGCTCGCGGTCGGCCAGTACGAACTCGCGGGGTACGGATGGTATCAGGCAGCTGCCCAGGGCATGATCCTCGGTCTGTCAGCCGCGGGCCTTTACGACGTCTCGAAGCCGCGATCGTCCGGCTCGGACTCTTACGAGCCTATGCATCGTGCAGAATCGCGGTGAGGCTGGTTGCTACCGTCTGCGATTACCGACTTCTTTAGTGCGGATCTTGTCGCTGCAATCTCCTCCCTCCTAGTGATGGGGATCGGCGTCGTGATCGCGTATCTGAAGGTCGTGCAAAGTAAGATCAATGCTCAATTGAAAGACCTTCATCGAGGTGTGAGCGAGGTCGGTACTGTCGTCGAGTCCGTGAAAGATCAGACTCACAATGATCATTCCACGAATCTCCGCGATGATATCGACGCTCTCGGTGGGAAGCTGGACGGGGTCAGCGAGCTTCTCGCTGACGTTGCGCACACCCAGCAGCTGCAGGGTCAAGAGATCAGTGCTCACGGCAAGGTCTTAGCTCAGCTGCAGGCAGCTCAGCAGCAGGACCGCGCCGAGCGGATCGCGCTAGACTCGCACGCCCATGACGAGCACGAGCGGATTTGGCAGGAGCTGGATCGGATCAAGAAAAAGCTCTGAGCGAAGAATTTGCCCTCTATCTCCGAAAAATCGGGGGTAGAGGGCGTTTTTCGTGCGCTCAGGAGAAAATATTCTCTGAGAGGCCGATTTTCGATAAAAAATATCGATTTCGAGACGCTCAGCAGTTCGCGTCATACGCGCGCAGGTTGAGACAAGCATTGACTGCCAGGGCGTAGCGGAGAATAGTGTCGAGGCGAGGGTTTGCGTCGTAGTGCTCAAACTCTGCGACAGCAGGTTGGGTGACGCCGATACGCTCGGCGACATCTTTTTGCGTAAGACCACTTTGTTTACGCAGATCGACAAGGGTGCGTAAAAAGTTCTCACGCTCGTCATGTAGCTGAAGCGCGAGGGCTTCAAGCGATTCGAGGTATAGATTCTCGATCTTCATAGGGAATACCCTATATTGTTCGTCGAATAGATCAAGGTAGTTTCGCTGAGAGGTCTATTTGCGATAAAAATATGTGATTTCGAGCCGCTCAGCAGTTCGGGGGATCCGCGAGGGTTGAGCGCCCCCGATGCGCCCCCAAGTTTTTATCTGAGTGTGTTTGCGCAGGTCAGAGAGCCTAGCGGTGCGTTTCCCCCATCCTCCGCAATACATCCCCGGGATCCGTTGAGATCCCGGGGTTTTTCCTTTGTTTCCAACGGTTTTGGGCTAGGGGTATTGAAACCGATATATACCGATTGGTACGCTTGGGGGCGGTAAAAACGCCCCCAATACGCCCCCATCATTTTTGAGGTTTCGGTCATGCCAAAGAAACTGCCCCCCGGTATCGAATGGGATGAGACTCGCGGAAAGTATCGAGCGACCGTTCACGAGTCGGGGAAGAGATACCGTCTTGGGCGCTTCGATACTTTGATGGATGCGAAAGCTGCTCTCGCGATCGCGCGCGCCGACGTCGCTAGGGGGATCTTCGTGCCTCCATTGGCGAGGCGTGCGGAAGTGAAGCGGGAGGCCGAGGAGGCGTCTCGCGCGCAGACGACCGTCGAAGAAGTTGCAGAAGACTGGCTCGCCGATTTTGAGAGGCAGGTAGATTCTGGGCAGCGGAAGCCTGCGACGCTCCGCGAGTATCGATCAGTCTTATCCGTGCATGTGCTGCCTCGGATCGGCAGCGTGCCAGTGCGGGAGGTCGCGTCTAGGGATATTCAGCGCGTGGCCGATAGAGTAGCCAGCACGAGGACGCGGGCGAAGATCGTCGCTTGTATGAGGAGACTTTTCAATTACGCGGTAGAGAGGGAGATTATCGCTGCGTCTCCTGTGCGGGTCTCGGCTCCGAAAATCAAAGGCAGTAGCCTAGACGTCGGAAAGATCGCGTCGCCGCATCAGGTCGCAGCCCTAGCCGCAGCAATGCCCGACCCTCTCCGGCTATCCGTCCTGCTCGCGGCGTGGTGCTCTCTACGCCAGGGCGAAGCCCTCGGCCTCCAGCGCCGAGACATTATCGGGCTGGAATCTGGGTCCCCGAGGCTCCGTATCGAGCGTCAGTGGAATCAGAAGGCTGTGCCTCCGGGGTATACGACTCCGAAAAGCGGCGCGGCGCGCGAGGTGACGATTCCTACGGCGCTAGTCCCGGTGATCCGTGATCATCTCGATATCTACGTCGCCGACGATAAAGGCGCTCCGATCTTCCCCTCGCCGATCGAGCCGGGAAAGCCAATCTCTCAGACCAATCACAATAAAGCGTGGGCAGCAGCGCGCGTCACTGCGGGCATGCCGTCTTTCCGCTTCCACGACCTCCGACACACAGGCCTCACTCTCTACGCCCAGCAGGGAGCGACGCTCGCAGAGATCATGGAGCGCGGAGGACACAGCGACGTCGAGGTCGCTATGAGATATCAGCATGCAGCGGAAGACCGCGCGCGACGCCTCGCAGACGCCCTCCCCGTCGAGCTGTAAAAAGATGGTCCCGGCCAGCATCCACACTGGCCGGGACCGTCTTCGCTTTTTATCACTCGCGGGGAGCCTTCCCGCGTCCGCGCTCGCGGATCCATCTGTCGATCGTCTTTTCTTCCCATCCGCGAATTTGCCCGGTCGGAGAGTGGATGATCGCGTCAGGCTCGGGCAGCATGCCCTTGAAAATATACGATTTGATCGTGTTGACCGTGAGGCCGGTTTTTTCGGCGATCGCGCTGACTCCCATATACATGCGTGTCATTGGCTCCTCCTAGTCTTCGACGCCGACGATATACGTGGGGATATCCGAGGCCTGCAGGATCAGCGCTGCCTGCGCGACGGCCATCCGGTAGGTCGACAGCGGAAGCAGCTTGCTCCAGTAAGGCTCGAGCGTCTCATAGTCGTCCTGTCGCAGGTAGGATCGCAGCTGCAGTGGCTCTCCCGTCTCCGGTTTATCCCCGTCCGCTGGGTCGGTGAGATCGTCGACGAGATTGAGAAAGTCATCTTCCAGTCCTCCGATAGCCATGTGCGTCACGATCGGATCAAAAGGCTCGGTCTTCCCAGTCTCCCAAGACCGGATCGAAGCTTCGGCGACATCAAGGATTTCCGCGAGCTCGCGCCGAGACAGCCCAAGCCCCTCGCGTCGTGTCCGAATTCCCGCGGGCGTTAGTGGATTCAGCAAGTGTCCTCCTTCCATAAGGGGATGCCCTCCCCTCGTCGGGGAGAGCCTCCTGCCTGTCAGTAGCGGTTCATCCCGCGGACGAGGCGGGCGACCATTTCCTCCTTAGTCTTGGAAGCCGTGTACTGCATGGTCCCGGCGACCTGGTGCCATCCGTCTCGCATCAGGAGGAAGAGACCTTCGCCGTTCGCGTTGGTGCGCTTCGTCACGCGATTCCCGACCTCGTCGTCGATGTAGCTCCACTCCCAGCCGTAGTCGCCGTAGCGCTCGATCTCGATGTCTTCGGCTTTGTAGTTGTGCATTGCAGTGTTCCTTTCAGGATTGTCGAGGGCCTTTCCCTATCGACATGATTAATAGTACACACCTAGCGGTGTACTGTCGATATAGGTTATGATCTATTTATGTGAAGCGCACCACATCATAAATAGGCGCTTAAGGCAGGGAAAGCCCCTCCCACTAGGGGAGGGGCTGAGGTTCCTTTCTGTCAGTCCTCTTCGAGATCGGCCTCGTAAGCTTCGTCTTCCAGTCGATCCTGCTCGATCAGCTTCTTCAATTCATCGATGACCTTCTGGACCGCTGCATCGGGCGTGCGGACATTGGGTCCGTGCTGTCCCGCAAACATCTCCTCCGGCCATTCGCTGCGGGGGATGAACTTCTCGACCATCGGCCAGTCGGCGGTGCTGTTTGTGCTGTACGACTCGCGACCGATCTGGATGACGAATTCCGCCTTGATCTCTCCGTCGAAGATTTCTGCACCGAACAGGGCGGTGATGGTCTCCTCATCCTCGGTGCTCAGCTCGGCGATGAGATCGCAGTCTTCGTAGATGTAGGGTGCCTTTTCCCAGTTGAAGCTCGACATTTTGACTATCTCCTTTTCAGGTCTATCGGGGGACTATCCCAACCGATTGGTTATCGAAGGGTTCATTCCCTGTCGACAAGAAATATAATACGCCGGTAGCGGTGTATGGTCAAGCTATCTCATATCGAAATAATATGAGGTGCATCACATACGCGAAAAGAAGTTTCTCAGCATGCGCGGCTAATGTAAACGGTCGCGGATATATGGGAGAGGAGTCGAGCTACAGTGTCTCTCTCAACAATGAGAGGAAGCCCTCGGCGTATCCAGATTCTCCTGCCGTCAGTCACGCCTAAAGACTTAGAGATGCTATCTGTTCGGATGATGGGAATGTCGAGATCGACAGCGATCTGATAGGGCAGGAGTGCACTTTCGTTACTTTTCTCTAGCAGCCCTGCCAGAGCGGGGGGGGGGCAACCATTAAGCATATTTGCAGGTTAGCACCAGCAAAGCGCAAGACAAAAATGAATCCTAATCAACAACCTGTGGCATGCGCCACGGTACAAAAAAGCCGCGCGCACACAGCGCGCAGCAAAGCAGACGAATCTATTTGAGATCCGCGGCTTCCACAGAAGCAACCGCACCATTAGAGGGAGCGGGGAGGTCTTCGACAGGGTCGAGTCCCATCTTGGCGCGCAGCCGAGCCTCGGCCAAAGACAAGATCTCACTGCCAGACGATCCCAGCGCGACAGCCAGGGCATCAAGCTCACCGAGCGTCACGCCAGGAGATTGGAAACGGAAAATTCGGCCAGATCGGTTATTCCCGATCCTCGCAGCGATCGCAATTTGTGCGCGCGACACGCCGGAGGTGTCAATCATTTCTTGAAGCACTTTGACAACCTCGACATCCAGAGGTTGCAGTGGTTTTGCTGCGTGTGGCATGCCGCAAATCGTACCCACTTGGGGACATGACTGTAAAGTGAATTGACACGCCGACCCAAGTGGGTACAAGATTAGAGCCATGAACCTCGACCCACTTAGGTCAGAAAAACTGACCGCCGCGCTCGCGGCACACGTGAAAAAAAAGATCCAAGACTCAACAATGAGCATCAACCAAGTCGCCAGAAACATTGGAGTTTCAAGGCAAACACTCCACACGAAACTTGCAGGTCACAGCGAATTTACTCCATCGCAGCTATCGGCCCTCGCAGCACTCTTCGGGCTGAAAGGCTCAACGTTGCTGAGGCAAGCAGAGGCGGAGATCACAGCGACACGCCAAGGAGAAAACGATGAATGAAGGCATCAACACACACAAGACAAACCTTCGCGACGAAGTCGCCAAGATCATCGAGACCGACAACCCGCGCGATCTCATCGAGGCTTCCCTAGCGATGTGCATCCAACACGTGACAGTCACGATCGGCCTCTTGGGATCTCCCGTCGTAGTGATGACACTGCCCTCCACTCTCATCCAATCCACACAGAAACAGCTTCTCGAAGCCCAGCTCGCTCTCGTCGCCGAACTCCAAAACCTTACGCAGCGTGCAGCAAACGGCTTGACCACCCAAAGCGACAACACCAAGGGAGACTCCGCAAAATGATGAAGAAGTTCGCAACCATCAAAGAAGCCGCCGAAGCCACCGGACTCAGCCCACGAGCACTGCGCGTCTACATCGCCTCCGGGCAGATCAGGGATTGCCGAAAGATCGGCAAGCACATCCTGATCCCCGTCGAGCAGATCGAGCGCATCGGTAAGCCTCTCGCCACAGCGCAGTCCCTGAGAGGAAGTGCATCATGACACTCCCGATCCCCAACTGCGAGGTAGTCGACCTCGACACGCCCGAACTTGGCGACGACTACGCGCTCCAAGACCCCGACAGCGGCGTCATCGTCCTCATGGCTTCCCACGTAGATCTGGAGAAGTGACCTCATGAAACCGCAGCTCTCATTCTTCGGGCAGCACCTGCGATTCGTTTTCGCTATCACGCTCCTCACGGTCTCACTCCTCCTATCCCTCGCACTCTGGGCACCCGACCACCAAGACGGAATCTCCCTCTGGTGGGCGCTCGCGGCCATTGTCAGCGCTGTGCAGGCATCTCTCATGCTGCGCGCACATTTTGCAGAGACAGATATCCGAGGAGATCAACGATGAACCCGAATCAAGCTCTTTCCGTCCTTGTACGCGATTGGATGAAGCGCCAGAAGCTCTGCACGCGAACCGCGGCAAAGCGTCTCGGGATGTCAGAGATGAGCCTTTGGCGTCGCCTCCACGGTCATCGCCAGTGGCGCGCAGATGAGCTGCTGAGGCTCAGCGACGAGGGGATCTGCATCCCGCACGAGATTTTCTACGCTCTCGTTGACGAGGAGGACATCTACGCATGAGCGAGCAGACGAGCACCGGAGAGTGGATGGAAGACGCGCTCTGCAGGCGTCTTGGCCTGCCGACGGACATTTTTTTCGAGGGACCGATGTACGACCCCATCACTGCCAAGCAGGCGTGCAGGAATTGCCCGGTCTGCCGCGAGTGTCTCGAGTATCAGCTTCGTTACGAGGCGCGCGGTACTGCGCAGACTGCGGGAATTTTCGGATGCCTGACCGCGGATCAGCGAGGCCCGCTGCGTAAAAAGCTCCGGGAAGCAATGAAAGAAGCAAGAAAGGAAAAGCTCTCATGAGCCGCGGGAAAGTCTACATTTCAGGCCCTATCACGGGGATCGATTTCGGGAATCGCTTCGCTTTCATGGCCGCGCGCTGTGGGTTGGAGCTGTGCGGATACGAGGTTGTCGATCCGAGCGAGGTCAAGCTCGACGACGACGCGACGTGGGCTGATTACATGCGCGCGGATCTCAAGCTCCTCCTCGACTGCGATTACATCTACATGCTCGAGGGGTGGGAAGACTCCAAGGGGGCACGTCTCGAGCGCGAGCTCGCAGAACGTCTCGGCATCGAGCAGGTCGACATCGATCAAGAGCGTGAGCGCTTGCTTGCTATGCCGCTTCGATCGGTCGCCGATGCTCTCGTCAAAACTTTCAAGGAGAAGGGTGGTGCGGAATGAGCGGAGAAACTGTCATTACGATCGTCGGTAATTTGACCGCTGATCCGGAGCTGCGTTGGACGCAGAGCGGAAGCCCGGTGGCTTCTTTCACTATCGCATCGACACCGCGTTCGTTCGATCGCCAGTCTGGAGAGTGGAAGGACGGGGAGACCCTGTTCATGCGCTGCACCGCGTGGCGTGAAATGGCTGAGAACATCGCCGAGAGCCTTCGCAAGGGAATGCGGACTGTGGTTCGCGGGCGTCTCGTGCAGCGGTCTTTCGAGACACGTGAGGGCGATCGTCGCACTGTCGTCGAGCTTCAAGCCGACGAAGTCGCAGTCTCGCTGCGTCACGCTCGTGCGCAGGTCACGCGCACCGGAGGTCAATCGCAGGGACAGCCCGCGGCCTCTGGCTTCGCTCCCGCTTCCGGGGAGCAGGAATCTTCTACCGGCTCGGATCCGTGGGCAGACACTCTGATGCCCTCCGATCCCCCGTTCTAAGCGCAAAGGAGCGCCGAAAATGATTGAGACCCTTTACCTCGTGATCCCTAAATCGCAGTGGATTACCGCGAATCTCCGGCTTCATCCGATGGCTCGAGCGAAGCGCGTGCGCGCTCTGCGTCGCCGCACAGCGATCGAAGCGAGGATGACAGCGCTCTTCTCTTTCGACGGGAAAGTACGCATCACAGCGAAGATCTACGCACGAGCAGCGCGACGCTTCGACCCCAATAACGCAGCTGACACGACTAAAGCAATGGTCGACGGCCTGCGTGATGCTGGCGTCCTCGTCGATGACGATCACACGCACGTGATTGGGCCTGATCACAGGTGGGCGGGAGTCGATCGTGATCTCCCTGTCGGCGCTCACGCGGTCGAGCTGATCATCACCGAGGCGGGTAGCGATGACTAGGAAGAGTGATCGAGTCTGCCCGGAGTGCGGTGAAAAAGTCGGAGCCGGGATCGTCAGGCATCCCCGCTGCTTTCAAGAAGCACTTGAGAAGCGTCTCGGCCCGGTCCCTAAAGCGAAGCTCGTGCCAGGGCGCATGTACCTACTGAACGGAGGACGGAGGTGAGGCAGGTGGAAGTCAAGCGCGATCCCCGCGCTCCCAAGATTTGCGAATCGTGCGGGGGCGTGATCAATCCGATCACAGGCGAGTGCAGATGCAGCGACTAGCAGAAAGACCCAGAAGAGAAAGGAGGAAGCCAGATGTCATGGGTGCGTGTAAGTGACGACGCGATGTCTCATCCGCGTCTTATTGACGTGTATGAGGTAGAGGAAGGCTCGCAGACTAATCGCCTTGAAGTCTTTGGCTTCTTCATGGGTCTTGCAACCTATTCTGCGAAGCAATTGACAGACGGGATCGTGAGCAAAGGCGTGGCTTACAGTCTCGCTTCTCCCGATCGTGCCGATCTGCTCCTGCGCGTCTGTGAGGCCCTCGGGCTGATTGAGTGGGTAGAGATCGGAGGACAGAAGAAGCTCAAGCTCTTCACCTCCGAAGATTTCGTCCACCTCCTCTCTAAAGCCGAGGTGGAAGCTCGTCGCAATCGCAGTCGTGAGAATCGCGATCCGAAGCTCAAGAGCGCGGTCATCTTCCGCGATGGCGATCTGTGCCGCTACTGCGGCGTTCCAGTCCGCTGGACAGGGCCGATCGGCTTCAGATCCGGCACTCTCGACCACGTCGACCCGACGTCAGTCGGATCGGCGACCGTCGACGGCCTCGTCGTCGCGTGTAATCATTGCAATTCCTCGAGGCAGGACGCGCGAGCCGAATTCGACGAGGCCCATCCTCTCCGCGAGGTCCCCGCCGAGCCTTATTACAGTCAGTGGTCGGCAGAATTCCTTTCCCGCAACGGATTTGAGGTTCAGTCTTCCTCGGAACCGCCGAAGCCCATCTCCTCAGACGCGCAGACGACCTGCGTCGTCCCGGGAGAGGCCACAGGTGTTGATCCGGAAGGCGCTGAGCGCGCACAACCGAGGCGCCGAGTCGATCCCGGCGAGACTGATCATCTCGCGTCCGCGGATCCTCACGCCACGCAATGCAGCGCTCCCTCAACCGTAGAGGTTGATCCCGGCGAGATCGATCATCTCGCGTCCGCGGATCCCTCACGCGAAGACAGAGAAATTCTGCCGCCACCGGCTGTGAGTCCGAACCGAGTCCGAACCGAGTCCGAACTAAATCCGGACTCCAGTCCTCGCATGAGGGGTATCAAGGCGAATTCTCTCGGGTCGGGTCGGGTCGGGTCGGGTCGGGTAGAGACCGGGCAGAGACCGGGCCGGGCAGGAGCCGGGCCGGGTAGAGACCGGGTAGGGGAAGCCCAACCTTCCCCACAGGGCAAGACAAGACGCAGACGTAAGAGGAAGAAGTGACCTCAATGGGGGAAGTATTCTGCCCAATCACTGGGGAACCTCTGCAGCCAGGGCAATCGGTTAGCAGGGGAGCAGTGAACAAATTTCACACCTACATCAAGACGCTGCCTTCTCTGATGAATGACGTCGCTTACGCGGTCGCGGCAGCTCGAGGAGACGGCGGAGGCGCACAGGCATGCATGCCAAAAGCTCCGATTAATCTCGCTCTTCTCGACGAAGCAGCAGAGATGACCGATGCGATCAATACATGGGCAGCCGAGTGGTTGACCCACCTGTCGGGCGAAGCGCCTCGGATCTTCATCGCAGGGGACTGGACCTTCATCTCTCGGATCTTCGCCTGCCAAGAAGGGAAATTCTCCCGCTGGGATGACGCACCTGCTTGTATTGACGAGATCATCTACGTCCTCGACCGTCTCGAGTACTTGATCTCGAAGCCATCGCCGACCGAGAAGATCATGATCCGCTGCAGCGCGTGCCAGCTCTTTTACTCGGTGCCGACTGTGAAACTCGCGAGCCGATGCCCTTCCTGCGGAACGCAGGTAGACACGAGCGAGGGTCGTGATCGCTGTCTCGAGGCCCTCTATGACGTTCCTGTGTCTCTTGGCGAGGCCGTCCTAGCGTGCCGACTCTACGGGGTCTTCCTAAAGATCGAGACCGTCCGGTCATGGGTCAAGCGAGGCTATTTGGCCGCGAGCGCTGAGACGTCGACAGGGAAGGGGCTTTTTACGCCGCGGTCAGTTGTTGAAGTTTTTTCAGAGAGGAATTGTTGAGATGGATTTTCAGATGTGGGCTGAGCTTCGTGTGTCTTTGCGTGAGGCTTTGGATGCTTTGGAGAATGCTGAGGAATTCATTCCTTGGGAGGATGCGAGCCTTTGCCCGGAGTGTGTATCGCGGCGGTTGGGCAGCGCGTCTGTGCAAGTGCGCGAGGCTTACGCGCTTGTCGGCGATGTTCTTAAGGGAGGCGATGCAGCGTGATTCCTGTGGTCGATCTTTTCGCGGGCGCTGGCGGTCTGACTGAGGGCTTTGCTTCTTTGGTTGACGCCGATGGCTTGCCGGTGTTTAAGCCGGTCATGTCGGTTGAAAAAGACCCGGATGCGTGTGAGACTTTGCGTCTGCGCGCGTTCCTCAGCCGAATCGCAAACACGGAGCCAGGGCTTCCGTGGGAGTATGAGCAGTTTTTACGCGATCGCGATCCGCGAGCGCTGGATTCCTTGAAGAAGCGTTTCCCGGTTGCGTGGGCTGGTGCTCGCTGTGAGGTCGTTGAGGCTGAGTTGGGGGATGTTGATCCGGTTTTGATTGAGATGGCTCGGATACGGGTCAAGGCCGCATCTCCGTCTGGGGTGTGGGTGTTGGCTGGTGGGCCTCCCTGTCAGGCCTATTCGACTGCGGGGAGGTCTCGGCGGAAGCATGATCCGTCGTATGCGGGGGATCCGCGGCTGCGGCTGTATCAGTCGTTTATGAAGTTTGTGCAGATGCTTCGGCCTCCTGTCGTGGTCTTTGAGAATGTCGTGGGGATCTTGTCGGCGAAGGTTGATGGGGAGTCTGTGTTTGCGCAGATTGTCCGCGATTTCAGGTGGGCTGGTTATAGCGTTCGTTCGGTTGTGGATCCATGCCCGGCTGCTCCTCGCGATTATATTGTCGAGTCGGAAAAATACGGGGTCCCGCAGGCTCGTCATCGCGTGATTCTTCTTGCTGTCAGGCGTGGTCGTGGTTTGCATCCGGGGGTCTTGCGCGAACGCGAGGTGTCGACTGTTCGGGATGCTTTGGTTGGTTTGCCGAAGCTCAACGGGGTTGTCAGTTATCCGCATGGGACGTGTCTTCCTCGTTTTGAGGAGTGGAAGAAGCTTGCGCCTGAGCCGATCGTGAAGATTGTCAGGGACGCGATGATCGCTCCGTATGCGATCTTGTCTGAGGCTAACGAGGTTTGCCGCGGCCAGGGCAAGCTCTCCAGCTGGTATCGAGGCAAGCTAGACGGGTCGAAGGCACTTGAGGGGCACGCGGCTCGGACAGTGCGCACGGTAGATATGGAGCGGTATATGTTTGCCGCTGCTTTTGCTCAGGTGAGGGGCAGGTCGCCTCGTCTGGAGGAGATGCCTCGGTGTTTGTGGCCGAATCACGCGAACCTCGATGATGTCGACGCGGATTCGAGGCCCGCTTTCAACGACCGATACTACGTGCAGGCGTGGGGTAAGCCTTCGTCGACCGTGACTGCTCACATCTCCAAGAGTGGACATCATTTCATCCATCCGGATCCTCGGCAGCATCGGAGTCTGACGCTTCGTGAGGCCGCGCGCCTCCAGACCTTCCCTGATGATTTCGTCTTCATGGGGACAAAGACCGCGCAGTTCCGTCAGGTTGGGAACGCAGTGCCTCCGCTGCTTGCGCAGCAGATCGCGCAGGTCGTCGCGAAGACCCTCGGGGTCGACGCTTTCGGCTACTTCGACAGTCTCGAAGATGACGACAGTGAGGAGGAAGCGGATGCGCCGAAGCTTTTGGGCGTGGATATGTTCCTCGATGCGATTTACGAGTTTACAGACGGCATCAACGGTATGTTCGTTAAAGTGGCCGAAGGGCTTGACAAAATCACTGCACCTCGTTAGTGTGATATCGTAGCGTTACAGCTGTAGGAAGGGCCGTCTCGAGAGAAAACGAGACGGCCTTTTCTCATACCCTCCGGGGGTCCCTCCATATATATGGGGGGAGGGTCATTTTGGGTAGGGGTCTCTCATATACCCCGGGGGGTGACGCTACTTTCCCGGCCCGCCGATGCGCGGGCTCGCAAACCATGAAATCGAAGCCAAACCTTCCGACGAACGACGGGAGGGGGCAGGTATGTCACGGACAGGGACGGCGCAGTATTTCCACTGGCGGAAGCGAGTCCTTAGCGAGGCGCGGAATCGCGGCGTCACGCACTGTCCTTTTTGTCATTGTCTTCTCGACTATGAGCGGACGCGGCTTCCGAATTCTGCCGAGCCTGATCACATTCTTCCTGTCCGTTGGGGCGGGAAGAACACGCTCGATAATGGTCGCGTGATCTGTCGCAGGTGCAATCAATCGCGCGGATCCAACGTTGCGCCGAAGCTTTCCGAGCCGCGACGATCCTCAGTTGATGTCGATTGGTAGCTTTTTCGAGGCTTTTTAAGGCTTTTCGCGAAAAACGCGGTTGTTGGAAACGTTGGAATTCCGCGGTTTTGGGGGCGCCACCCCCTCCCCCCACTCTGGACTAGCGCCCACGAGGTATAGCGAGATACCCCCCCGTTATTTCGGGCTTCGACCTTGAAAACTGGTCGGAGGGCCTGAACGGTCGGCATGCGGTTACGTGGGGCGTCTGTGGGGCATCTCTGGTCTGTGCTCGCGGCCTTTTGGCTTATTTATTGGGTTTTGGGGGTGTTTGGCGTTGGCGAAGAAGAAAAAGACAGACGAAAAGAAGCCCTCCTTTGATCCCCAAGAAGCGCGCCTTCGTCTCCTCGAAACGACCCTAGTTTCGATCGAATACGCCGACGCGGGCCAGCGCGCACCGCTCGTGCGCGAAGCCAGGGCGCTCATCACCGATATCGCGGGAGTCCAGAAACCACAGGTAGCAGCGGAAGCAGTGGAGGAGGGGAGCGCGGTTGTCAATTTCCAAGAACGATTGGCTAAACAGCGCTCAAGCTCCGCGTCTCCACGTCGCCGCCGATCGTCGGGCTAAGAGCTTCGGGCAACTCGCGGGGGATTTCGCCTCGCAATTCGGTTTGACTCCTGATGCTTGGCAGGATCTCGTCCTCGAGGATTGGCTCGCTGCAAATGGGCGCGATGAATGGAAACACCCGATCGCTGGCCTTTCGCTGTCTCGGCAGAATGGCAAGAACGCGCTTTTGGAGATGCGTGAGCTTTTCGGCCTCGTCCTCCTCGGCGAAAATATCCTCCACTCGGCTCACGAGGTCAAGACCGCGCAAGCCCATTACCGGCGTTTCAAGGAATTCTTCGGCGTCAAAGCCAATGATGAGAATGCCCGGTATCCGGAGCTAAATGCAATGGTCGAGCAGGTCCGGAATGTCAACGGCCAAGAAGCGATCATCTTGAAGCGTGATCCTGAGAAGGGGTGGCACGGAGGAAGCCTCCGAGTCATCGCCCGATCGAAGTCGTCTGGCCGTGGTTTTACCGCAGACTTGATCGTCTTGGACGAGGCGCAGGAATTGACCGAGGACGCTCTAGAAGCTTTGACGTCGACCGGCTCTGCCGGTCACCTCGGCAACTCCCAAGTGATCTACACGGGCACCGTTCCGGGGCCGAATGCTAATGGTGTGATTTTTGCGCGCATCCGAGACCAAGCACTCTCCGACCATCCCGGAGCGCTCTGCTGGCACGAATGGAGTCCAGACCCCGACGCTCCGGTGAATCTCGACGACGTCGAATTGTGGAAGGCGACGAATCCGGGCTTCGTCGCAGGACGAATCAAAAAAGCCTTCATCGAACTCGAGCGCCAAACACTCTCAGACGAGGGCTTCGCTCGCGAACGTTTGGGCATGTGGCCCGCACACGCGGGCGCCTCGCGCGCGATCGACCCGACCACATGGACAGCCTCCACAGCCGACGCTCCCGCCGACGGCATCCGAAGCTTTGCCGTCGCTTTCAGCGCCGACGGCAACCGCCAAGCCCTCGCAGGAGCGCTCAAAACCGGCAAGGGCTTGGACACTAAATTCCACATCAATGTGATCGATACCTATACAGGGGCGACTGATGACGGCGTCTCCGCTGTCGCCTCATGGCTCGCAGAACGTAAAGACCGAGCAGCTCAAATCAACCTCGTCGGCGGCTCCGGCGCGCTCGCGCTCGCGGATGCTCTCGAAGCTCGAGGCGTCTCAAAACGCATCGTCCACATCATGACCACTAAGGAATATTTCCAATCTTGCTCGCTGCTTTTCGAGGGGCTGCGGGATGGCCGGATCACTCATCCAGAGGGCGATCCAGAAGATGCACTGAACTCGTCCGTGGCCGTCTGCGATAAGAAGATTCGTTCGCGCGATGGCTCGTGGGGCTGGGAAGCGTCGACCCCAGACGGAGATGACACACCTCTCGAAGCGGCCTCAGCAGCCGTCTTGGCTGCGAAAACAACCAAGCGTCGACCCGGTAAGAAAGCGAGGGCTTTGTGACAGCGAAAAAGTTTATGATCGCGACTCCCGTCGCTTTCCAGACCCCAAACGTTTTAGGGCTCACGGGACCAGAGCTTGAAGCCCTCGGCCAGCTCATCGAGCTTTGGCGAGTAAAGCAGCCGCGGAACCGACTGCGACAGGCTTACTTGGATGGGATCGTCCGTCCAGACAATCTGAATATTGCGGTTCCCGATGACATGGTCGAGCAGCTCGGCGCGGTCATCGGCTGGCCGCGAAAGGTCGTCTTCGGCCTCTCAGACCTCCTCATCTGGGATGGAGTGACCGCTGCGGGCGGCGAGGAGAATCCTTTCGGCATCAATGATCTCTTGGCGGAGACGTCTTTCGATCTGGAAATCGCTCAGACGATCCCCTCCAGTCTCACGCACTCCGTCGCTTTCCTCACGCTCCGTCAAGGCGTAGGACCGGGCGAGCCTCCCGTGATCATCCAAGGACACTCCGCAGACTGGGCGACGGGCCTCTGGGACCGCGTCCGACGCCGACTCTCATACGGTCTCACCATCGACGACGTCGACGACGCGGGCCGACCAACCCGCATGACCCTATATACGGTCGACTCGACATACGTCATCGTCCCATTCCCCGCAGGTCACTGGGAGGTCGTGCATGCCGAGCTACACGGCATCGGCGCACCCATGATGGAAGCACTACCTTTCGAGCCATCCCTCGATCGACCCCTTGGGCGCTCGCGGATCTCGCGCGACGTCATGAGCATCACCCAGCGGGCGATGCGTACTGTGCTGCGTGAGGAGCTTGCGACGGAGCTTTTCACCGCTCCGGGAATCCTCCTCTCAGGCGTCGACTCCGATCTGATTGACGATCTGCGGTCGTGGGATTGGAAGCTGGGAACCGTCAAGACCATTTCTAATGGTGAGGAGCCGGAAGGCCCGAAGGTCACTGTCCTCCCGCAGCAGTCGTCTCAGCCTTTCACCGAGCAAATGCGGGCGCTGGCGACAGAACTCGCGGGCGTTTCCTGCCTGCCTGTCTCCTCGCTCGGAGTCGTGCAAGACAATCCCTCCTCAGCGGAGGCTTTGTACGCTGCCAAGGAAGAGCTGGTCATCAAGGCCAAGAATGCGCAGCGCGTCTACGACGGGGCCTTGAGCCGTATTTATATGCACGCGGTCATGCTTCGCGACGGCCTCGACGAAGCACCGGACGGAATCCGGACGCTTGCGACGCGGTGGGGCGATCCTGCTCATCCGTCGATCGTCTCCCAATCCGACGCGATCGTAAAGCAAGTCGCGGCGATGCCCTGGCTCGCATCCTCGCCTGTAATCCTCGAGGAGCTGGGATACAGCTCATCGCAAATCGCACGGCTCATGTCCGACAAGCGGCGCGCCGAAGCCTCGGGCCTCCTCGAGCGGCTCCAGTCCTCGCGGCCTACCCAAGCAAGCGACGCGCCCGCTCCCGCGGTCGAATCTCCTGCTCCCGTCTCGGGGGGGGGCACTGACCACCGAGCAAGCTAAATCCGCTTTCGACGCGCTCGGCGTCGCTGTCCGAGCCGGAGTCGACCCGAATTCCGCGCTCGAGGTCCTCGGCATCCCCGGCGTGAAACTCACCGGCGCAGTCCCTGTCTCGCTTCGTCTTCCCGAAGCGGATACGAAGAATCTCGAAGACAAGTAAAGAGAGGAGTGAGGCGCTGTGGATTTCCTCGATGTCCAGAAGCTCGCTGATGCGAACCACAGTGCTTCGCGCCTCGCTGCTAGTCGAGTAGGGGAGCTGTGGGAAAGTCTCGACGGCCTCGACCCAGATACCCTGCGCGACGTGCTCGATGAGCTTTTCCCGCGGCTCGTCGAAGAACAGGCTCAACTCGCGGCCAGCGCAACGCTCGAATGGTACGAAGACGCGCGAGCAGCCGCAGGGATCAAGAAAGCTTACTCTCCCGAGATGCCCGGCGAGCTGATCGACTACTCGCGAACAAGCAAGGTGATCGAGGAGGCTGTCAGCGCGATCGCACAGCGAGGACGCCTCGCGGCAGTTGGGATCCTCCAACGCCGAGCCAAACAGCTCGTCACCTCAGCAGCCCGGGAAACGGGCCTCCACGCAGCGCGCCACGATCCCGCGAAACCGCGATATGCCCGCGTGCCTGCAGGAGCGACAACCTGCGCATGGTGTCTTATGTGGGCGGGGCGCGGATTCGTCTACAAGTCCGAGGAGACCGCGCAATTCACGCGGTCCCATGCCGACTGCGACTGTCAAATCGTCCCATCATGGTCGGACAAGCCAATCATTCACGGGTATGACCCGTCTGAATTTGAGGCCATGTATAAGGCCGCTCGCGAGAGCCTCTACGATCTAGGGCTCGCGCGATTCGACAGTGACCCCCACATGCTCGCAGCTCAGATCCGCGCTCTCTTCCCTGACGCGACGAATGACGGCGTAAAGACAAGCCTCATCGACTCGGCGCGGGGAACGTATCTCGTAGACGGAAAGAAACTCAAGGTCGGGCCGGAGGGAATTCGAGCCAAGGAAAAGCCGTGGCTCAAAACAGGCACCGGACTCTTCCCCAAAGACTGGAAAGTCACCGACATCGACCGAGCCGTCACCTTGGCTTGGCTGCAGCCAACTGCGATCGAAAAGACCGGCAAGACACTCACGCTCACCAAGCGCGTCAACGACGTCACCATTCAGGTCGAAGTCGAAGTCGGCAAAACCCGAGGCACCATCACAGCCGCACGCGCGCTCGCGGCCACTCCTGATCTTCCCGCTTCTGCATAGACGCGGGTCAATTCAATTATTCCGATTCCGCATGGAAGGAAAGCAAAATGTTCGTTGGAACCACAGCCCAAGGGCCTGCAGATGAAAAGACTGTCGAAGCTGCGCAGGCAGCTACCGACGCTGCTGAATCTACGCAGGCCGCAGACTCCTCGGAAACCGCTGCAAAGGCCGAGGCCGAGGCCGAGGCCTCGGCAGACACACCGGCAGACGACGCCGACGAAGCTCCAGAAGAAGGCTGGAAGGCTCACGCTCGCCAGTGGGAGCACCGAGCCAAGGCCGATCGAAAGCAGGTCGAGTCACTGACCGATGCGATCAACGGCAAGGACGTAACGATCGAGGATCTGCGCGCGCAAGTCGCGGATCTCCAGCGTGCTGCCGAGCGCGCCGAAAAGATCGCTGCAGCCGCGTCAGAGTACGGCGTGCCCGCTGATCTGATCCGCGGGGATACAGACGAGGAGACCGCGGAGTATGCGAAGCGCCTCGCAGAATGGCGCGGCGAAACAGCTGCTCCTGTGGTTCCGAAGCTCTCAGACTCCGGCGCAGGGGCTTTCCCCGCCCGCCCGGCGAATCTCTCGATTGACGATCAGATTCTTGCCGCGCAAAAGGCCGGAGATTTCAAGGAATCGTCCCGGCTCAAGGCAATCAAGCTTGCCCAATTGGGACGCTCCTAACCAACCATCAACACACTCTCTCTTTGATTGGAGATTCCTTTCATGGCAACCATTTCCGAAATGGCAACCACTTACAATTGCCCGAACTATGTCGGCGAATTGTTCTCGGCTTCTCCCGAGGATACGCCGCTGCTTTCCGCGATCGGCGGACTCACCGGCGGTGAATCCGTCGGCTCCACGGTCTTCACTTGGGAAGGCTATGACCTGCGCGATGCTGATGCTACTCGTCAGCGCATCGAAGGCGCCGACGCGACCGCACTCGAGGCACGCGCTCGCTTCTCAGCCTCCAACGTGCTTGAAATCCATCAGGAAGCCGTCGCGGTCTCCTACACCAAGCTTGGCGCAACTCGTCAGGTCGGCTCCGGTGCCGGAGCAACTCAGGTAACCGCGGGCACCATGCCTGCTGATGAGCTTGCTTGGCAGGTCGAGCAGAAGCTCAAGGAGATCGCTCGAGACATCGAGAAGTCTTTCTTGACCGGCGTCTTCGCGCAGCCCACCACCAACGCGACTCCTCGCAAGACTCGCGGCCTGATCTCTGCGGTCACGACCAATACCGCGACGTCGACTCACAAGGCTTCTCAGCTGACCGAGGACGAGGTCCTCGATCTGATGCAGAAGGTGTGGGCTGCTGGAGGTATTCAGGAGTCCGAGACTCGCACCATCATCGTCAACGCGACTTTGAAGCGCGCGCTTTCGCGAATCTTCATCAAGGACGCGAATTTCCGTCAGTCCGATCGCACCGTCGGCGGAGTCAACCTCCAGACGATCGAGACCGATTTCGGCGCATGCAACATCATGCTGAACCGCTACATGCCGGTTGACAAGCTTGTCGTCGCCTCGCTCGAGCAGCTGAAGCCTGCCTTCCTCGAGGTCCCGGGCAAGGGCCACGTCTTCGCAGAGCCTCTGGCAAAGACCGGCTCCGCGGACAAGGTGCAGCTGTACTGCGAGACGGGTCTGATCTACGGCAATGAGAAGGCGCACGGCGTCCTCACCGTGGCTCAGGGCTGAGAAAGGAACACATCACATGGCTAAGAAGGCACCAATGACCACACTCACCTGCCCGGACCACCCGGAACTCCTCGTCACTTTCCCGCGCGTCGAATTCCACGGCGGCATCGCCGAAACCGACGAGGCAACCGCACAAATCGTCATCGACGAACTCGGCGACGACTACGGCATCGCGCTCGCGGATTCGGTTCCGGTTGAGGGCTAGTAGATAGGAGGGGGAGGCAGATGCCTAATCCAGAGACCAATTCTTCGGAGGCGTTTGCCTCCCTCGCCGACTACGAAGCGATGTACGGCGCGGTCCCCGCGTCGGATCGGCAGACGATCACCGCGCAGCTTCAGCGAGCTTCTCGCATCGTGCGCGACGAGCTGGCTTACGCGGGAATCGATGTCTACGCCGAGCGCGCTGCGGGCAAGATCCGCGCCGATACTCTCACGGACGTCGTCTGCGACATGGTGAATTATTCAGCGCGCCAGCAGGCAGGAGGCGTCCTCCCGGGCGTCACGCAGGCGACTATGACGGGCGGGCCTTATTCGCAGTCTTATACGCTTTCCAGCCCGGCGGGCAGCTTGTCTTTCACGCGGCTCCACCGGAAGCGACTCGGGATCCACGCAAGTCGCTTTGTCTCGGTCCAGACGATCGGCGGGAAACGATGATCCAGGGCGAGCGGGTAACACTTTTCGTCCCGATGAAAGGGGCTGAGGATTCGTATGGTGTGCAGCGCGTCGACTGGCGCGCTCAAAGCGCCATCGAGAATGTCTTGGTCGCGCCCGCTGGGACTGCTGACCTCGAGCCGGGCATGCGTCCCGAGGGCGATTCGGTCAGTCTGACTCTTCATTTCCCGAAGACCTATACAGGATCTTTGCGATCGTGTCGTTTGGCCGTCCGCGGGGTGATGTATGAGGTCGTCGGGGATCCTCAGCCTTACACCGATCAGAACGTCCCCGGAGCGTGGAATCGCCCGGTCACTGTTCGTCTCGTAGAGGGGTGAGGCTGTGGGCAATCAGGTGAAGATCGAGCTGAATAACGCTGCTCTGCGCGAGCTCGCGACTCCCGCAGTCGTCCGCGCTGGAGAAGCGATCGCCAGGGCGGCAGGCCCGGGCTTCGTTTTCGATCTCAAGCAAGGCAAACGGCGGCCTCACGGGGTCGTCAAAGCGAAGACTTTCGAGGCACGACGCCGCAACCGAAAAGAGAACACTCTCCTGAAGGCGACCGGAGCAGGGAGGCTGTAAATGGACTCTACTGAGCGACTCAGGAAGATGCTCGACAAAGAGACCTCCTACAAGGTGTATGCGCAAGTGCCTTCGACTCGCGACGATTCTTTCGTGACGATCGAGCGCACAGGCGGAACGATCGACGCTTTCGCAGACTCGCCGACATTCGCGGTGCAGGCGTGGGCACCGACGAAAGCCGATGCCGCGGGGATCGCGTCGACTCTGGCGCGCGTGATCGACGACTGGCCGCTTTCGGATCCAGCTGTCGCGGATGCAAGAGTCGATTCGCTTTATGATTTCGCGGATCCCGACAGTCGGAGCCAACGATTCCAGCTCACCGTGCATGCGGTCATTTACAACACGGCTCAGCCGTTAGCGGATGCGTCTCCGCCTCCTCCGTCTGGTTGGGATCAAGAGTGGGATCACCTCTGATCCCCCTATCTCCCCTCTCTCACACAGTTTTCCACCCTTTTAGAAAGGAAACCATCAAATGGCACAGTCAACACCCGGATTGGTCACTACTGCTAAGCCGCAGAAGGGAGGGGCTGTCTCGTCTGCTCCTCTAGGGACTGCGATCCCTGCTGACGCGGCAGCGACGCTGAATACTGCTTTCGTCAAGCTCGGATACGTCTCCGAAGACGGCCTCACCAACGGTAACGAAAAGGACTCCGAGGATATTAAGGAATGGGGCGGTGACACCGTTCTTTCCGTCGGCACAGGTCGTAAAGAGACTTTCCAACTGACTTTCATTCAGTCGCTTGATCCCGATGTGCTCAAGGAAGTCTACGGTCAAGACAACGTGAAGGTTACGTCGGGCAACAAGCTCGTGACCGTGGATCACAACGCCAAGGATATGCCTCACCGAGTTTTCGTGATCGAGATGATCATGGCAGGCGGATACATCAAGCGAATCGTCATTCCTGACGGTCAGGTGACCGAGGTCGGCGACGTCGTCTACAAGGCAGGCGAAGCAGTCGGCTACGAAACCACGATCACCGCATATCCGTCGACTGTGATCGACGGCTCCACCGCGCGCGAGTACATCGCGGCAGTTTCCGGCGGCGTTCTGCCTGCCTGATCCCGCACACATCATTTCTGATCAATCCCCCGCACACAGAAAGACGTACACACAATGGCAGTACACACGATCAAGGGCGTCAAGCTCAATCTCGGTCCTCAGCAATTCGACGACATGGAGCTTCTCGAGCAGCTCAGCGAGATCCAAGACGGGAATCCGCTCGTCTTCCCGAAGGTCATGCTCCGGCTGGCCGGAGGCTCTAAGAAGAAGCGCGACGAGATCTATGACGCCCTGCGAAATAAAGATGGTCGAGTCTCAATCGAGGCAGCGCAAGAATTCTTCATGAAGGCGATGCAGGCTGTTGCCCCAAAATCGCAGTCTTCGCAGGACTAGTCCTCAACTATCCGGATGAGCTGGAGGCGGATTTCATCCGCTATTTCCAGAAGTCTTGGAGGGCGCGCGCCGCGGTCGCGGCGGCGGGGCGGGGGGCCGCCGCCCCCCCCGAGCCTGAATCGTGGACATACCGCGCGGCCAACCCCGATTGGGAATGGGGGGTCTCAGAGCACCTCGAAGCCCATCAAGCAGACGTCTTGATGACGCTCTTGTGGTCGAAGACCAAGGATGCCGCGAAGGGCAAGAACGCGCCGAAACCGATCCCGCGCCCACACGTTGGCGCGCGGAAAGAATCTGCGGAAATCGAGGAAGTCTCTCCGGAGGCCATCGACGCCTATCTGTCTCTCCCGCGAACCGCGATCGATCCGGAAGAGACACAGTGAAAATCTAAATACAGAGAGGGTGGATCCCAGTGGCAGAAGCCGGAGCAGACCTCGGAAGCGCATGGCTTAACGTCGTCCCTTCATTCAACGGCATGAAGCGTGAAATCGCGAAGGAACTCGGCGGCGTTGACGTCACTGGATCCACCTCTTCGTGGGGCTCGCGTCTCGGCGAGTCCCTGACTCGCGGTATTGGTGGTGCTATTGAGACGATCGGGAAGATCGGCCTCGGTGCCACTGCTGCAGCCGTCGGCGGAATCGGCGCTGCCCTTGGAGCCTACATTCCGGAGGCTATCAAGGCTTCGGACGCTACCGATAAATTCCAGAACACGCTGCGATTTGCTGGCGTGGATCCGGGGAAGATCAAGGATCTGACTGCTGCAGCGCAGACCTACGCTGACAAGACGATCTACGACCTGCAGGACATCCAGTCGATGACCTCGAAGCTGGCCGCGAACGGCGTAAAAGGCTTCGATAAATTGGCCGAGGCTGCAGGTAACCTCACCGCGGCAGCGGGCGGCGGCAAGAACGAATTCGCGGCCTTCGGTTACGCGATGGTGCAGGTCAACGCTGCCGGGCGTCTGATGACGCAGGACTGGAATCAAATCGCGAACGCCATCCCCGGTGGCGCGGGCAAGATCATGCAAGCCCTCAAAGATATGGGCGCATATACAGGTGATTTCCGCGATGCGATGGCTAAAGGGAAGATCTCAGCCGAGGACTTCAACAAGGCGATCACGCAGCTCGGCTTCGACGAAGTCGCTATCAAGGCTGCTCAATCGGCCACGACTTTTGAGGGCGCGTGGGGCAATCTCGAGGCCTCGCTGAATAAAGAGCTGACAGGCTCTCTGCGCGAGGTCAAGAAGCCGATGACCGAGCTAATCAACGCGGTCGCCGATGGTCTCGTCCCTCAGCTGGGGGAGAAGTTGGCTCCTGCAGCGCAGAGCGCTGCGGGCTGGATCCAGCGTCTAGCCGACTCAGTCAAGAGCGGCGAGACCAACATTAAGAGCCTTAAGGGTCAGCTCGAGGCCGTCACTGGTGGCTTCGGAGCGATGCTCGCGGCTGGCGCTGGTCTGAAGAATTTCCAGCAGATCGCGGGCTTCTTCGGAGGCCTTGATGGTGCCCTGGGTAAGGCCTCCGGGTCTGTGGTCGATTTCGCAAAGGGGATGCCCGAAGCAGGCAAGTCTCTCGCCTCGCTGAAGAATCTTCCCGGTGAGGTGACTGGCGCTTTCGGACAGATGTCCAAGCGGGTCTCGGCGGCTCGCTTTGAGCTGACCGGCGTATCCGACGGATTCTTTGACACTCTGTTTGGGGGCACGCGCCTCGGCAGCGCACTCTCCGCGGCTAATGGGAAGCTCAGCTCCGGCATGGGCGTGCTTAAAGGCACTGTCTCGCAGTCCGCGTCTTTCGTGGGCCGTGGCTTTGAGGGCATCGCCGAGCGGATGGCACCTGCGGTCTCCCGGATCGGTGGGGTCGCGTCGTCAATCGGCGGGAAGATTACCGGTCCGCTCGCGCCGATCGGCGCGCGTGTGCGCGGAGCGTTTGCGCCTCTTGGCGCTGCTTTTGACGGATTCGGAGAGAAGCTGTCGGGCCTCGCGCCCGAGGGCAGCCACTCGCTCCGCCA